AGTGATACACTAACAGGCGATGCAAGACTATTAGGGATAAGATTCTTTTTCACTACTGATGCTGCTAACGACGCATAAGAAGGGTAGTAAATGGATAAACTAAAAAATAATTTAAAAGGTGAAAATCCTAGAAATAAAAAAGATATATCAAGTCCAAAAACTAAATCTTTTGGATATCAAATTTTAGGTTTTGGATCTGGCGGCGAAGCAACTGTAGAATACTCTATTGACATTTTATTAGTAGCTGGCGGCGGTGGCGGAGGAAACTCTCGAGGTGCCGGTGGCGGTGGCGGCGGTATGAGAAAAATTACCGGCGAAACATTTTTTTCAAATGAAACTTTAAGTGTAACTGTCGGAGCTGGCGGAGCTGGAGGTAGAGCATATTTACCTAGCCCTCCTGGAGCTTCAGTACCTGGAGGAGATTCCTCAATTTCAGGAGGATCTTTATCTGGAACTTTAACATCCAATGGCGGAGGATCAGGAGCAAATAACTCTGCAGGTGGAACTGCTGGAGGAGCAGGAGGTGGATCTTCTTTCCCTTCACAGGTTGCAGCAGCAGGAAATACACCACCATTTACACCTCCACAAGGAGGAAACGGATCAGCAGCAAACCCTTCTTCTGCAGCATCCGGCGGAGGAGGCGGAGGCCCTTCTGCAAACCCTTCTTCTGGTGTAACCGCAGGAAACGGTTCTCCTGATACTATTACAGGAGTTGATACGACTTACGCTGGCGGTGGCTCAGGTTCTTTAGCAAATACAACTGCCGGAGCGCCAGGTGGCGGAACAGGTGGCGGTGGATCCGGGGGAAATGGCGGAAACGGAACTGACGGCCTTGGCGGCGGCGGTGGAGGAAATGGTCCTCACACAGGTAACCCTAATGGAGGCGGAAATGGTGGAAGCGGTATTGTTATCGTTAGAGCACCAGCTGATTTTAACGGAACTATTTCACCAGGAACTAATACAATTACAACTTCACCAGCACCAGACGGTGCAGCTAAAATTTGTACGTTCACAGTGAGTGGAACTTTAGAGGGCGGTTAATTATGAAATTATTTGCAGCTATAAATTCTAGTAACATCGTAACAAGAACAGTGGTCGCAGGAGATAGTGATACTGTACCTGGATGTTCTTTAAGGGAAGGTGAAACAGGTTGGGTTGAATACAGTAATAATCCACCTTATTTAAATAAAGCTAATACTGCAGCGGTAGGGTGTGAGTATAGACCAACAGAAAATGTTTTTTGTGGGCTTCAGCCTTTTTCTTCTTGGACTTTAAATACAACTTCGTGGGTATATGAAGCACCTGTTACAGAACCAGGGGCTGATGATGTATTTATTACTATTGACGGTGTTCAAACTCAGCTTCATCACACAGAGTGGGATGATGATAATACAAGATGGTTAGGTAGGATTGCATCTTCAGTTGTAGGAAAAGAAGATACACATTGGGATCAATATATTTGGAATGCTGACGATTCAAGTTGGACATTTGATAGCACAATAGAAATTTAAAATATAGTTTGTTTTATTCCTAAATTCTTGATAAGAAAGATTAGAAATGCAGGAAGAAAAGTTGCAAAACACTTAAGGAAAAATGTTATATAAAAATTTTTATTGGTATTTTGAAAAAGCTTTATCAAAAAAAATATGTGATAAAATTATTAAACACGGTAAAGCTAAACAATTAAGAATGGGAACTATTTCACACATAGGCTCTAATAATAAGATAACAAAAAAAGAAAAACAATTTGTAAAACAACACAGAAAATCTAAAGTTTGTTTTATGAACGACCAATGGCTTTATGATATATTTGCGCCCTACATCAAAACAGCTAATATAAACGCAGGGTGGAATTATAATTTAACTTGGTCAGAATCATTTCAATTTACGGTATATAAAAAAAGTAATTATTATCATTGGCATCAAGATACTTTTGGAGAACCTAATGTTTCTCAAGACCCTAATTTCAATGGTAAAATTAGAAAAGTATCTTTAATTTGTAATTTAACAGATTCTAAAAAATTTACAGGTGGTGAATTAGAATTTGATATTAGCAATTACAGAGAAAGAGAAACCACTATTTTAAAATGTAATGAAGCAAGACAACAGGGAACTGTGATTGTTTTTCCTAGTTTTGTATGGCATCGTGTAAAACCTGTTACCTCAGGCACAAGAATATCTATAGTTAATTGGAGTATTGGAGAACCATGGAAATAGAAGCTAAATATCATTTTTGTGGGCCGTTCATATTTAGTGCAAAGCTAGCTCCTAAAGATATAAAAAATATATATAAATTATGTATCAAAGATAAAAAGAGAGACGCTAGTAAATCTTTAGCAGCGAATATAAAAGAAGAATATTTTATAAATTTAAAAAAATTTCATGAAATTACAAAAAAATATTATCCTACTTACATAAATGGATTTGAAAGTTTTTATGGTACAAAAGCTACAAACTTTAATCTTGAAACTGCTTGGGTTAATTTTATGAAAGCAGGTGAAAGTAATCCCCCTCATATTCATACAGGATGTAATCTTTCAAGTGTGTGGTTTATAAAAATTCCTGATAAATTAAAAAAAGAAAATGAAAAATATAGAGGCACAATAAAAAACGGAGGACCTGGGTCACTATCTTTTATAGGCGGAAGTTCACAACCTATGTTTATAGATGAAAAAAGATTTTTTCCAGAAGAAGGACAATTTTTTATATTTCCATATAATTTAAAACATTACGTATCACCTTTTTTATCTAAATGTGAAAGAGTTTCAGTTGCAGCTAATTTTACAATTGACGTAACAGCTGAGGAAAAGTATCAAGGTTATTTTGGAGTTTACAATAAATGAAACAAACAAAATTTAAAAAAGATAAATATAGAGTTTTAAGAGGAGTAATTACTAAAGACGTTGCTAATTTTCTTTTACACTATTTAGTAATGAAAAGAAATGTGGCTAAAACTTTACACAATATAAATGGTGGAGAGGAAGGTATGAATGGATCAGGAACGTTTTTAGATCAACAAGTTCCTGGAGCATATTCTTTGTATGGAGATCCTGGGTTTGACACTTTACTAAATGCTACCTCAGGTGTTATGACAAAACTATTAGGGGAAAAAGTATACCCAACTTATTCTTACGCAAGACTTTATACAACAGGTCACGATTTAAAAAGACATAAAGATAGACCAAGCTGTGAAATATCTACTACAGTTAATTTAGGTGGAGACCCATGGCCTATATTTATAGAACCTTCTGGGAAAAAAAATAAAAAAGGTAAAAAGGTAACTTTAGGTCCAGGAGATATGTTATTTTATTTTGGCTGCAAATTAGAACATTGGAGAGAACCTTTTGAAGGAAAAGTGTGTGGTCAAGCTTTTTTACATTATAGCACAAAAGAAGCTTTAAAATTTGACGAAAGATTACATTTAGGTTTACCTAAGTGATAGTTGACCTATTTGTAAAAGAGTGTCTTGAAGAAGTTACAATAACAAATCAAAAATATTACAATATTACAGGTAGACTAAAAGACAAATCAAATAAGATAGAAAAGTTTAGTGTTAAGGAATATAATGAAAAAGATGAAACTTTGTTTCAATCACTGAGTTCTCGAAGTAATGCTGATAAAATGGTATTTGCTTTTAATGAGTACTGGATTATTTTAGATGTAAATGAAATAAAAAAATTTTCTAAATTAAATAACAAAAGAAAATTAATGTTTAAAGATTTATATAATAACACAGATTGGGTTACTAAAATAAAACGAGATGACACTAAGTAATATTTATCACATACACAATTTAAGAAAAGAAATAAAAAATATTAAAGAAGAACTTATAAGTGATTGTTTTAAAAGTATAGAAAATAGAGTTAAAGGATCTCACAATTACAATGTTATAACAAAGTATAAAAATCAACTGTACTCTTTATTTATTGATACCTGTAAAAAGAATTATAAAAACTTGCAAGTTATTCATACACCATTTAAGCTTTGGAGCTACTACACGGACAAAAATTATCACGAGGGAGAAGTTTGGCACAATCATATAAACACATGTTCTTTGTGTGGAGTTTTATATTTAAAAACTGTGAAAGGCTGTGGAATAGAATTAAGGTACAAAAATAAAATAATTTACGTAGAACCCAAGACATATGATCTTTTAATATTTCCTGGTTTTTTAGAACATAAACCACGTATTAGTAAAAATAAAAAAAGAGTCAGTTTACAATTTGAAATATTTACTCAATGAGTATTTGACCTTAAAAACATAATAAATTATATATTTAAATAGAAATGATTAAATTATACAAAAATAACATAAAGGTTGATAAATTTGATTTTAACACTTTAGCTAATGTAATAGATCAAACAAATAGTAAATCAATTATTTCAAGCAATTATCTTAATCACGCAATTTTAGATTCTTGTTTTCAATTAAAAGAAGCACATCATCATCCTTTTTTTAAAGATGCTTGGGAAGCATTAGAAAAACAATACAATCCAACAGGTTCTAAAAAATCATCTATAGATATTTTTTTTAGTTTTTGTGCTGGGGGTAGAAGTATAGCTCATAAAGATTTTGAAGATGTGTGTATATTTGGTTTATATGGAAAGACTATCTATTTGATAAACAATAAAGAATATCCTGTATTAAAAGGAGATCTTTTATTCATACCAAATAACACGATTCACAGAGCCGTGGGGATCACTCCAAGGATAATAGCGTCTTACGGAACCTGGTAAAAAACGACTAGATTATAGACATAAAACCAGTATAATGACATATTATGGCATTACAAAAAGTACAGTTCTTACCAGGCTTCAACAAACAGATCACAGAAACTCAAGCAGAAGGACAATGGGTTGATGGTGACAATGTTAGATTTAGATATGGCACACCTGAAAAGATAGGAGGCTGGCAACAGTTAGGTGAAAATCAAATAACAGGTGCCGCTCGAGCCATGCACCACATTGTAACTAGAGGTGGTGTAAAGTATTCAATTATTGGAACAAACAGAATTTTATATGCATACTCAGGAGGTATATTTTACGATATTCATCCTATCGAATCTACGACAACTTTAACAAATGCATTTAGTACAACTAACGGATCTCCAACAGTTACTATAACATTTTCTTCTGGTCACAGTTTATCGCCAGGAGATATAATATTATTAGATAATTTTACTGCAATTACAGGATCAGATTTTACAGCTTCAGATTTTGATGATAAAAAATTTATGGTGTCTACAACACCAACTAACACAACTCTTACCATTACGATGCCTTCAAACGAAACAGGTGCAGGTGCTACAACATCTGGGGGTATAAGAGTTCAATCTTATTATTCTGTTGGACCTGCTGAACAGTTACCTGGCTTTGGTTATGGATTAGGGTCTTGGGGTGGTGAAGCAAGTAACCCATTAACCACAACTCTTAACGGTGCAATCAACGATACAACGACAACAGTTGTTTTAACAAGTGTTGTTAACTTTCCATCATCAGGTACAAATTACATTAGAATAGGAAGTGAAGATATTTCTTACACTGGAATCTCAGGCAATACACTAACAGGCGTGACGCGAGGAACGAGAGGCACAACTGCAGCTTCTCATGCAGACCTAGCAACTGTAACAAATGTTTCTAATTATGTAGCTTGGGGTGAAGCAGCATCTGGAGACTTAGTTATAGATCCAGGTATGTGGTCTATTGATAATTTTGGAGATAAAATTATTGCACTTATACATAACGGTCAAGTTTTTGAATGG